AAGCTGTTTTAGGATTGTTTTTACGTCTTTAAGAGGTAATTTTTGTAAAACTTTTGCGATAATAGCTTTATCTGTATGTCCATCTATCTCAGGAATAAATCTCCAAAGATGAGTTAGTCCTTGTTCTGGATCTGAAAAATATTTCTCATGTTTTACTCTTGGAAAATTTATTTTTACTTTTTTATTTAATATAGGTAAAGTTATTTCTTTAGGTTCAACCAAAGAGTCGTCGGCACCCTTAACAGCTAAATCAGAAAGTTTAATTATAACATTATTATCCTTTTTACAAGAAGGACAAATTATAGTTGTATGATAATCATCTCCATACGATAATTCTCTTAATTTCATAATCAGATATAATTTATCTGCTGAAAGGATTTCTTGAATATTTAAATTTGTAACACATTTTTGTAAAATTAAATTAATAGGATCGTCATTTCCTTTTGAACTAAGCATAATTCTCTCATCTTCAAAGGTCATAGGACGTATAGTTATGGGGCCTTCTGGATCAGGTAATGTATAAATTCTGCACTCTGATGGGAGTGCAATTTCTACTGCTGTATCTTCTGGAACATCATTAAGAATAGCATTAATAATTTCTTGTTGTGCTTCAATATTTTGTTGATTTGGTTCTATCATATAAATCTCCTTATAGATTATACACTATAATAGTGTAATGAAAATCTATGTTGGTACTCAAAATTCAAGGATTGAAACTGATAATCCTGAACTTCTAAAAGCCCTTTGTGACCTTTATTCTTTTAAGGTTCCTGGGGCTGAGTATTCGTCTGCTTACAAACGCCGACATTGGGATGGTAAGCAGAGGTTTATCGCTCGTAATGGTTCTTTTCGTACTGGTCTATTATCTAGGGTACTTGCGGATTTAAATAAAATTGACTGTGAGCCAGAGATAGTAGGAGAAGACGGAACTGAATGCGACATCTCTAGAACTCCTCTAAGTCCTCCTAAAATAAAAGGTTTTTCCTATTACGACTATCAAGAAGAACTTATCTGGGCAGGGCTGAATAATAAAAGAGGTATCATCCAGTCCCCTACAGGTTCAGGTAAAACTTTGATTATGGCTGGGATTGTCAAGGCGTTAGAGGGAAAAAAGATGGTGATCCTCTTCAACGCTAAACAACTACTCAAACAAACTTATGAGTTTCTTACTAAAGCTTGTGGGATGGACGGCATTGGTATTTGTTATGGCGAGGGTTTTATTAGTGGTGACATTATGCTATGCACTATCCAAAGTATCGAAAGGATCCTCGACACCCACCTCGAAGAAGCAGAAGTCCTAATGATTGATGAGTGTCATGAGTTTGCTAATGGTAAAAATACCCTACCTGCCATTCAGAGCTTCCCAAATGCCGTGTATCGCCTCGGATTCACCGCTACACCACCGAGAGACCCTATCCCCCGATACAACCTAGAAGGGGCGCTAGGAGCCGTCATACAGGCAGTAGATACCGCTGCGCTAGTAGAAGATGGCAAACTAACCAAACCTATTATTCAGTTAATAGATAGACCTTATACTGCGAGCGGAATAGACGAAGACATGGGATACTTGGATGTCTATGATAAGTACATAGTCGAAAACGAATCACGGAATAACATCATAAAGGAGATTGTAAATGACATTAGAAAAAACAACGACGGAGCCCGTATACTTATTCTTACCAAATCACTTGAGCATGGAAGAGCCTTGGAAGACCTTCTTGGAGGACAATGCGAATTTCTTGAGGGTGCAAACTCAATCGGAGAACGGTATGAGAGTATATCTCGATTCAGAGGACATAAGGGATCTAGCGTACTCATTGGTACTAAAATCCTCCAAACAGGTGTTAACATTGAAGAAATAACACACATGATCAATGCTCGGGGTATGAAGTCCGAAATAGCAACTCTACAAGCGTTAGGACGAGCATTGAGACGGCATGAATCAAAATCAGAGGTATATATTTATGATTTTATGGATAAAGAGAAATACCTACGAGATCACGCCATTGCCAGGAAAAGGCACTATAAAAGAGAAGGCCACGAAGTAAGAATACTATGAAAGACGCTAAAAGTATAAAAAAGGAAGCAGCGGAAATGCATGAGCAGGATATTAAGAATATCAAAGCTCTTATAGAAGATATTAACCAATTAGTTATAAATAAGAAGATAAATGAGGAGACTCTGCGTAAATTGAGTAATGTTATTACTACATTACAATCAATTAGAGAGAATTATATGTGGAGAATTATTAACTCTGCAAAACAAAATCATATGATAGATTAGAGTTTTTTATCTTCTTCCTTGGATTCTATCTTAAGATCGGTATCTACCCGTACTAGTGCTTGTTCTGATTTATAAGTAGGTTTTTCTTGAAATACGAAAGAATATCCTTGTTTTAAAGCAAGTCCTAGTACAGTTGCTGCAATAACTCCTAACCAATAGGAAATTCTTGCATTCTTTTCTTCTAAAATCTCAACTCTATTTATGATCCCTGCCCCTTTCAGACCACCAGATAAACTATCCATAATTAAATGCATAGTACCTTTTATATCTGAAATATCAGATTTCATTTTATTTAGCTCTTCAAATTGAGCTTCATGAGATACAAGTAAATTAGATATTGTGTGATTTTTTTTTCTAATTTGCATAATCTCTTTTTCTATATCATTGAGATCCATGTTATAATCCTTTTTTAATACTCACAAAAGCGTATTCCTAAATATATACCTATTTTACTAGATACTTTTCTCTCTTTTTTAAGTATTCTATAACTTTTCTAATGAAATAGAACAAGCCCCATTTACCGTAGTCCAGTTTCCAGCGGCAGCTTCTCGGTTTGCTACTATCTCTATGTAATCACCAGCAGTAAATGGATGAATAAAAGCAGCATGAACACTAGCATTATCATGAGAACTACTGCTTCTAATATAACCACTAGAACCTATTGGGCCTCTAAATGTAGTTCCATTTACTCGTAATCTAGCGATAATGTTTGATCTTACTGCTGTACTAGTAGCTGCTAAGTTGAATGTAACTCTATAGTCACCAGTTGTTGCTATACTGATTCTACTAGGATTGGCTACGTCCCACGATAAATCTGAACCGTTAGATGCTACTGCTTGGCCCCAATTTGCTGCAACATTAGTTCCGTTTAGGTCTTGAGTAGCGGAGTTTTGCCTAGCTATGTATGATGCTGCATCTCTCTTTGCTGCTATGTCTGAATCTAGTTGGTCTAAAGCTGCTGTAACAGTAGCACCAGCAACACCAGAATCATTATCTAAATTATCAGAACCTTTGGTAGCAAGCCAAGTATCTGCTCTTGTATCATTATGGTATTGAGTATGATCGTCGTCCGATAAACCAGTAAGAGCACCGTGATCTGTTACTCCTCCTCCACCTCCCCAAGACCCAGAGTTATCAAAAACAGTAGAGGATACACTCTCAAAAGCAGAGCTTAGTTCAAGGTTGGTGGAATTCAGAACGTATTGTGGGTGATCGTCGTCTGATAAACCAGTAAGAGCACCGTGATCTGTTACAATATCGGAACTAAGTTGATCTAATGCATCCGTAACAGTAGCACCAGCAACACCAGATTCATTAACTACTTCATCTGATTCTATTTGTGTAGAGTACAAGTATAAATCAGAAGCAGTAGATCCCCTAGAATAAATTATAACTTCTACAACTTCTCCAATTCCCATCTTACTTAGAGGAGTGGTCATCCAAGTAGCTCCAGCGGTTAGTGGGATAGTAGTTATAGTATATGTTGGATTAATTAATGTTAAGTTTACTCTTCTTCCTGGGGCTATATTACTGAAGTTAAGTCCCAAAGTAGATCCATTAGCGGATACTGCTGTTAGATTTGCTGTTTGTTGTTGAGATTGATCAAAATCAATATCTATACTATAATTATCGGGAAGACCAAGAGTTGTTGTAATATCATATTCTGTTTGTTGGAACCAACCACTTAACGATAAACCAACATCCATACCTAATGATTCTACATTAGGTAAGTCCTCTACTTCTGGTATTGTTTCTACTAATAATTGATTTGCACTTTGGATAAATCTAGGATATCTCCAAGTCATCCTCTCTTCCTTAGTATTAAGAGCAAGATACTGATTATTTCCTGGTGTAAAATCAGTATCTCCATCTCCAAATCCAGAAATAGCAACAGAAGATCCTATATAGCACCCAATAGAGCTTGCTACACTAGATGCCCAAGTAGCACTTGTATTTAAAGTAGTGTTAAATGTTGAAGTCCAAGTATCAGCGTTATCGTTTATAGCAGTATAAGCAGCATCCCAGTTTGCACTATCGGCATCTACAGTAGATTTTGTACTATTCCAACCATCAAAACCTGCTGCTGATGGGAATAAATCGCTAGAATAAGCAGCATCCCAAGTTCCACTAGCACCATTTACGGAGGTATAAGTACCGTCCCAAGTTCCACTAGCACCATTTACGGAGGTATAAGTACCGTCCCATCCATCACTAGCGGAATCTACCTTAGTAAAGGCATTATCCCAAGTTCCACTAGCACCATTTACGGAGGTATAAGTACCGTCCCATCCATCACTAGCGGAATCTACCTTAGTAAAGGCATTAATCCAGTTAGCACTATTGGCGTCTACTGTAGATTTGGTTGAAATAGCGTCGTTTAGAGTATCTTTTAAAGCAAATTCTTGATTATCCGCATTAGTTCCAATTGTAAAGTTTCCATCATTAGAAATACAACTAACACCTACTCCAGAAAGGAATACAGAATCAACTGATTTTATTTGTATATTTCCAACATCTGGAACTAACCTAACATTTCCAGTAGTAGGAATTAAGTTTACATTAGCGTTTGGGTTTATATCTATCTTATTTGTAGAACTAACAAATATGGAACCCCCAGAACTTAAAGAAAGATTTCCTTGAGAACTTAAAGAAAGAACTCCTAGACCTTCTATCTGTATTCCATCATTTATAGTTAAATCATTGGAAAGAGTAGGAGTTAATCCTCCAAGGAAGTTAGCATCGCTTGTGTCCAGTATCGTTGCTGCTTCATCCCAAGTTCCACTAACAGGGTTTACAGAAGCATATACTCCGTCCCAAGTTCCACTAGCACCATTTACGGAGGTATAAGTACCGTCCCAAGTTCCACTAGCACCATTTACGGAGGTATAAGTACCGTCCCACCCATCACTAGTTGAATCTACTTTATTAAAAGCATTATTCCAATCTTCAAAACCTGTTGCTGATGGAGATCCTCCAGACTCCCAAACGAGTCGGTTATCGCTAATTACAGCACTAGCGGTTAATGCACTAGCATATGCTCCGTCCCAATCTCCAGAGGCAGCATCTACCTTAGTAAATGTATTATCCCAATCACCACTAGAATCAACAACAACAGTAGAAACTTGCTCCCAATCAGCAATATCAATTGGAGTACCTCCTCCAATATCCCAAATACCACTTGCTGCTTCTACTGTAGTATACACTGAAGTCCAATCACCACTAGTATCTATTACTACTGAGCAAACATCTCGCACGCCTTCTGGAAGCACACTATCAGATACAAAATCTCCATCCTCCATACCTCCAAGAGATATTGGACGATTTAACTCATCAAGGACTATATATACGAGTTTATCTCTAGATTCAGCCATAATTATACTATCGTTGCTCTTGCGTAAGTAAGACTACTACTATAAACTACATCTGTAACTCCACTAGCAAGGGTTATATCTAAGAATCCTGAAAGATTTGCTGAATTACTAGCAGAGGTTATTGCTAGTGCCAGAGTTCCTTCGTTTATAGTAGAAAATACTTCATTTCCTCTATTATCCCAAACTGCAATAGACCATTTAAATCTACCATCTACCCTACCTTTGGTAATTGCTACTCTAAAATTATCACCAAGTCCTAAAACACTAGAAAAAGTTGCTCCTTCACCACCACCAGATGCTAAAAATTCAGCTTTTTTTGGATCCAATACGACTCTTCTTGTATATTGAGTAATTCTACTAGAAGGTATTCTACCTCTTCTAGTAGATCCTCTAGGAAGCCTAAGAGTCCTTCCTTGAAATCCAAGTTTATTTAACAAAATTAAGCTCCAATAGGTCTTTGATTATCTCTTAACGGATTACCATGTTGAATAACCCCATAGTTAAAAATTAAATTAGCGGCACTATCATAACAAACAACTTTTATTGCTTTAAATCTATGAGCATCAGCAGAGCTTATCTCAATAGGGCCTCCTCCTGTTTGGAATACTACTCCACCAGCAGCAGCAAGATCACCAGCACCAGAAGTAGCTGATAAGTCTACGTCGTTTAAATATACAGAGCTTGGAATAATATGAATATATCCTGTTGTAGCCAAAGTACTATTTGATTCAACAGATAAATAATTACATTCAAGTAAATTACCATCAGTATCAGTTAGTTCTATAATTCCCGAAGCGTCTGCTCCAAAATCTTCAATTTTACAATATGATTTTATTGTTTGGCGCATATTATTTCCTTATTGAGTTTCTTCCTCTGGTTTAATGCCTTCTTCTTCATCTTCTTCTTCTTCCTCTTCATCTTCTTCTTCTGGCTCTTCTTCTCCACCAAGACCAAGTTCAGAGGTAATGTTAGCAATCATTTGCTCAAGATTAGATAGACCATCTAGGATTTCTTCTTGTGAACTAGGTGCTTCTGCCTCTGGAGCTTCTAGTTCTTCCTCTGGAGGCATTTCTTCTGCTGCATGATCTTCCATATCATGATCACCGTCACCATCTCTATCAACAGTATTATGAAGACCTTCCTCGCTGTCATGATCCATCTCATGAGGATCTAATTTACCATCACCATCATAATCATTATCTTCGCCTGTGTCCATAGGAGCTTCCTCTGGAGGCATTTCTTCTTTAGCAGCAAGAGCTTCTTGATCTACAGTTTCATCTGCTGGGTATTCAGCATCCATCTCTGCGGTATCCTGAAGAGCACCAATAAGTTCAGAGACAGAAGCTAGATCAGCAGCGACTCTCTTGAAATCTACCTTAGTATATTTTCCTGCGCTAAAACCCTCTTCTAGCACATTATCATAACCTGCTTCCAAGAACATCTCGTAAAGGTAATCGTTAACATCAATGCATTCTACTCCTGATTTAGTTTTAAGACAATCCCCCGCTTCCGAAAGAACTTGCTTAATAACACTACCCTTTGGAGCTAGGCGTGAGAGAGCTTCAAAAATAACCACTTGGGTATTTGCTAGGCTCTTGAATGAAGCAGGCTCTTGGAGGTTTTGGATATTTACTCCATACTTCTCGTTGATAGCATTAATAAATGCTTCCTTAACTTCTTTCTTTACCTCAAAGATTTCTGAAGCGTATTTCTGAATATCCTTATCGGAAACTCCAATACCGTCTACTTGTGCTAGGCAATTACTAAAAGTCTCGAACAAGCTCTTCTTAGAGGCAAGAGCAAGATATGGAACATCTTGGAAAGCTTCTCCTAGTGCCTCAATTACCTTTTCATCGCTCTCGAAGATCATACCAGCGAGCTTCTTAATAGAAGCGTTAGATGCCCAAACTGCCTCAAAGGACTTCTTGGACTCTAGTAGTTCTTTCTTAACAAGCTCTTGACGGCAAATCATTTCATAGATGGATGAACTAACACCATCCTTGAGGATATAAGTTTTGCCTTCTTCTAGTTCCTCATAAGACATTCTTCTGAAATCAAATGCCTGTGATACGGAGTTTGAGAGGTTTACAGCATTACGAATCTCAGGAACAGAACTAATCTTTTGGAAGTTTTCTTTAAGGAAAGTAAGAACCTGTGGAGTAACTTCAATAAGTTTCTGGAACTCTGAGGACTCAACAATCTTCTCTACTGATTGAAGTCGCTCTGTTTTTTCATGAAGCTTTTTCTGAACGGACCCTAACTTTACTCTACTTTCCCAAAGAGAAAGGATATCCGAAAAAGAATCATCAGCAGAGGAGTACTCTCCGTAGTGGATATTCTCGATAAAGTTATTAATCTTTTCATTAACAAAAGTATCAAACTCAGTACCATCTTCAAATACAGAGGACTCTTGTATTCTAATTTTGGTAAGTTTTACATCCTTATCAATTGAGTAGTGACCGCTAATAACTTTATTACTCTCCGTAAGGTAAGTAACATAAGTGTTATTGCTGTCAATGGAGAATAGTGATACATTCTCCCGTAAAGATCTAGCAAGGCAATCACCTAACTTGACTAGTACCGATATTGTTTTATCTCTTTGTTCAAATAATTTAGAAAACATAGTTATCTCCGTTTTTCTTGAGGCTCTATCTTATATATGCTAGATTTTTGCTGTTGCTTTTGAATAATCCTAGAAAGTACCTCTTTTTTATTATCTTCTAGAACCAATTGTTGTAAGAAACCAATATTTCTTATAGTTTCCTCTGCGGTTGGTGGGATATTTTCAGCGGGCTCTTGACCTCCTGCTTCCCCATATCCTGCCTCTCCCCCAGGAGGAGCCCCCATAGGTGCGCCTCCACCCATAGGAGGAGCTTGGGCTTCCATTCCTGCTTGCTGCTGTTCCATCATTTCTTCCTGATCAGCTTTAAGCTCTTCTCTCATCTTCTCAATTTCATTATCTGTCATATCGAAGTATTCTCTATAGATCTGATCCTTAGAGATAAGACCTAAACCTTGTACTGCCTGAATAACTCTTGTCTTCTGCTCATCAATATCTAGCTTACGCTTGGCTGACATATCAGAAGGTTCTGGTAAAGCTATTCTAATATCTCTAATATAAGTAGCAGGAAACCCTTTTAGTTGTAAGTGGCGTTTCGCAATATTTTCCAAACCAGTTTCTACGTCTACTTGAACTCTTTGAATAGTTCTAGCAAACTTAACATCTAGTTGAGAAAGGTTTGCTTTTCTTTCTGGACTTTGATCCTTTTCTACGATATAATCCTTGGGAATCTTTAACGCAGCAAGAAGTTTATCTCTGTAGTATCTTACGTCCTCAATCTCACCCAGGTTTGTTGCCCCAGGAAGTGTTTCAATCTTAGTACCCCTACCGTTCTTAGTAGGAACAAAGAAGTCCTCATCCATAGACATTGGATTAAATCTAGAATCAACTCCACCCTGACTAGTGTTATAGAACTTTTCTTTTTTGAACTTTTGCTTGATACGCTCGATAAACATCTCTGCCTTACTTGTAGGAAGATTGCCTGTATCGACATAAAAGATTCTACGCTCAGGTGCTCTTGATAGACGATAAATCATCATAGCATCTTCCATCATCTTTAAGGATCTAAAAATCCTGTGACATAAAGCAGCAATGGACTTACCATAAGGATAGAACATTGGGTCAGAAGTGTGCAGACGGAAGTGAACAATTTGATTCTTGTCAAGTTCGATATATTTTACTGGTCGCTGTTGTCCTAATGAACTACCAACTTCTGAATACTGCATATTCTCATGATTAGGTATTTCTTGTAGGAACTTCTTTAAATATCCATACTCGTTCTCGACTCTAAGAATCCAGTTTGGATTTAGAATTTTTATTTTTTTTAAACCTTCTTCTGGTTTATTAACGTCTAGGATAAGCTCTGTAAAGCAATCTCCATACTTAACGGTATTTCTAATAATATCCCAAAGAAGCTTATCAAGACGAAGTGTTGTGAATAATCTCTCAACCTCATCAACGACCATTGAACTTTCAGATTTAACTACCCATCGCTCTTGCTTTGTACCTTTCTGAGTAGTATCATCAGCGTAGATATCAAATGCTGATCCAATCTCAGGATACTCGTCCATCTCTTCATACTCAAGATAGCGTCTCTTTCTATTAAGTTCTAGTTGAGGAAGGATTGGGTTTCTTGAAACTCCACCTACTGCGGGAGCATTATCAATACTAGCATCTTTGATAATATCTGTATTGACAATTGTATCTCCCGTTTCTGGGCGAACCTGACCTTTATCAATTTCCCTCTGAGCTTCTCCTTGTGCCTTGGTAGCAAAGAACTTAGCGAAGAATCTTCCTATTGGCCCAGTAGGAGTGTAAAATGAACCACTTCTACTTGCTGTTCCCCCGAAAGTAGTATAGCCACTCTCATTAATTTGATTGTTCTTTACTTCATCAGCCATGTGTAATCTTCCTCAGTCATAGTCCCGTGGGAATTTCGTATCTTTACTTTATTTAGTACAGCAGGCATAGGAGGAGCCTCAGCAGGACGATTTATTGCGAACTCCATTGGAGAACTATCTAATAGATATTTAAATCCATGTATTGCTAATGCTAAACTCATAATAAGATCGTCGTGATGTCCTTTTTCCGCTTCTACTTTTCCACTATCATTTATAATAAAGGTCATAAGCTCATCACAGGTTCTAGTTGAATTAATCTTCACCATATCAGTTCTGATTGCTTCTTCTAGTTGTGCTAGAATAACCTCTCTATTTCGTGCTGTTACTTGGAAACCAATATCACCTTTTTCATCAGCCCAAAGATTCTCGTACTCATAAATATTATAGAGCCAATCAATTAGGTTATTTCCAATAGTGTTTCGTTCACAAACAACGTGCGCTACATTATATAGCATACCTTCACTAGCAATAATTTGAGCAAAATCATTTATTGGTGTTCTATTTGAATAAAACTCAGCAACTTGCTGTCCATTGTACATATTAATCACATGGAAAGCCGAGTAATCCCTATCTCTACCCAAGGAAGTATCACAAGCAATGAGGTAGGAATAATGCGGTTGTGGGTCTTGCCAAACTCTCATTCGGTTATTGTATTTTGTATAATACTCCTCGCTAGTCTGGGAAGCAATATCTTTTAGAATCTCTCCTTCGATGTAAGTATCACCAGTTCCTAAGAAAGAACATTCATATTCTTGTAACCATTGCTTGAGAGGCATATTGGCTCTTGTAGTTTCTTCCCACTTATGAATATCAATACCCTTCTCCATCATAGGACCGTAGAGGTAATCAAAATCTTTATTGTAGTAATATTCAGGATGCTCTTGCCATCTAATATCAATAGGATGGAATGAGTTATTTCCGTCAATAGCATTTTGATAAACATCATGATACCAGTTACCAATACCATTTACAGTAGACAATACGAACGCTTTACCACCAGTTGAGATAATAGGATACACAGCAGCCCAGATGGTATCAATATTTTCGATGAAAGCAGCCTCGTCAATAATTAGCAAAGAACCAGCAAGAGAACGTCCTGATTGCTTACCTGATGGTCTTGATTTAATTACTGAATGAGTTTTAAGTTTCAGGGTGTGTTTGTTATCCTCAATAATCCCAGGTTTTAAGAACTCTGGTAACTCGTCATACATTAGTTTAATTCTTTCTAGAACCTCAGTAGATTCAGCATCACCTTTTGAGAGAATAACAACGGACTTGTGCTTTTGGAAGATAATGGTCCACAAACTCCAACCAGCAGCAATAGTCGTACAACCTGCCTGACGGAACTTACGAAGAATATTGAATCTATGATCCCCTAGCTCTTGTAGGATCCTTTTCTGGAATGGATACAGATGGAATGGGACTAACCCTCTAACGGGGTGAGTAACTTTGATGTACTTACTAATAAAATACTCAGGATTCTCTTTACATTTTTGAAATTCTTCTATTAATTCTTCTTTTGTCATAAATTATCTACTCTTCCGTATTATAATAGTACATGGATATATACGCTATCATCTGTACCCGATCTAGGGAACAAGTAACACAAACTACAAATACCTTACTTACTTATTTAGCTAAGTGTGGGATAAAAGTATTTCTACTTGCTGATACTAAGTCCCTTTTCTCTTCTTATGAGAGAGCATACAAGATGATAAACCCAAATCCAGAGGATATTATCATTTTCTGCCATGATGATATTGAGATCAGAGAAGATCCCGAAGTTTTCAAGAAGAAACTAATAGATGCTCTTGAGTTCTCCGCTGTGGGCTTTGTAGGCCCCGCTGGAACGACCTGTCTCGGACCCGATGCAGTATGGTGGAACATTGAGAACTGGCAGGCAGGCAAGCACAGAGGGCGTGTGACGCACCTTGACAAACTTAATAAGGAATATGTCTCACCTTATGGTGCCCCAGGTGAAGTAGTTTGTCTTGATGGGCTATTTTTGGCAGCAAAACCCAAAGTAATCGAAGATGTTGGCCTTTCCCGCCCCGAATTTTTTGAAGGAGAGTGGGATTTCTACGATATTCATTACACAACCCAAGCTCA